CGTTGTGGCTTTCGCCGTACTTGGCTGCTCAATTTCAACAGCATCTGCTGAATCGTCTGAGTTAGCCGTATAAAAAGTTTGCTTATGCTTGTTGTAATCTTCCATAGATCCAAATGACTTGCTTAATCCAAAGGTTGCCCCTTGGTTGCATGGCAATGAAACTACAGAGACTTCGAAAAGCTCCGCGTCCTTTATTTTATATCCATCGGTTTCAGTCATATAATCAGCGTCCTTGACTTTGAAACCGACAGAAAAAGCTCCAAGGACACCGTCTTTAATAAGTTGAGTTACATCTCCAGCAGCTTTAGATATCTTTGCAGATATTTCTAAGCCGTTTTCTGTAACTTTTAAATTTGTTGCACGTCCGATAGGCTTATCATAGTTATGATTAAACAAAATGATAGGATTAGTCTTAAAGTTTTCTAATCCACCTTTTGTCCAAGCATCTCTTTCTATAATATCACCCGCTCTATCGACTGCGTTTGTACTAGCTGACCCTTTAATCTCGCATCCACCGTCGTCAGTGTCACCGAGTGATTTAAAAGTGCTAGTCCAGTTATAAATTCTTTCCATTTCTATTTCTCCGCTTTTTTCTTAGCCTTTGGGGCTGGAGTTGGAGCGGGAGTAGGTGTTGGAGCTTTTACAGCAACAACTACTGGATGTCTTTTCTTCATAGCTGATAATACTCTAGTCCAAGATCCAAATGCTCTTCTAAGCATATAATCTTTGACAGGTACTTTCATGCCATGGCTTTTGTAGGTTGTTAAATCCATTTTTTCGACTCCTTCTTTAGCGAAAAAGTCAGATAATGCTTTAGCCATCATATCTTTTGTCATAATTTATTCTTCCTCTATTGGTGACGACTCTGGTGGTCGACCTCCCTCTTCTGGATTGACAGCAGAGCCTGCTATATTTGCAGGAACTCTTGGATCGTCAAATCCGTCTACAGGTTCTTTGCCTATTGCTTCTCTTGCTTCATTTGGACTTATAATTCCAGTATTAACAAGTGTTGCATAGTAAGCTGCTTGGTCTCTCAGTTCTGGCTGTAAAGCAGGTATTCCTGTTACATCTTCAGATAGTGAGAATCCAAAGTATCGTTCTAATGCACATCCCATCTTTCTTACGATTGGTAAGACAGTTTCAAGGTAGTACAATCTGTGATTGGGTCTTATGTTTGCGTTATTACCGCCGTCTAATAAGATTGGTGGTATTCCCATAGCTTCTAAAATAATCTTCTCATTTGAAGTAATAGAACTTTGGAAGTCTAATTCTTTAAAATTAATGTTTGTTAGGGTAGATACTTCTAGTCCACCGTCTAGTATAAGAGGCCGCCTGCCCCCTGTTGTTGGGTTGTATCTCATGCTCCATGCTTGTAACATTCTTTCTTTGATTTTCTCAGAAAGAGTATTTGGAGATTTAAGTACTAAACCTGGAACTGCTCCGTTTTTGAAAAAGTTATCTTGAAACTTTCTCATGTTTCCTAGTAACTGCATAGTTCTATATGCTGGCTTTAGTCTAGGTGTTCCTCTGTAAATTGAGTTAAAACTATTTTCTTTTATATGTATTATCTCATTTACTGAATAGTCTATGCTATTCTCATATGTGTATTTTGAAACAAAAGTTTCAGAGTCAGTTTCTATTCTTACTTTATTTGCTGGTAAATGGTACATATGTTGTCCATCAAAGTATATAAATATATTACCATCAATAAGTAAATCAATAATTAAGTTTCTTTTAAAAGAACTAATATCCTGAAAAGGATTAGGTTCTACATTTAAAAGTAAATTTACTTTTGATTTACGAATATTTTTTAGTATACTATTCGTACCCAGTATTTTATCCCCAACTGCAAAGGGAATTTCAGCAACATCATCAACGATCATGTTAACTGCTCTATTGACTATTTCTAGTTGTTCGTATGCATTTTGATAGTTAGTAACGACTTCACGTGAGTCTACCGTTAAACCTTCGTTCATCGAAATAACGTATTGCGAAGGATTCAACTTTTCTTCGTTGTTTCTTCCTAAAATTCTATCGTACCATGCCATATTTTTGTCTCTGCTTCTCGACCCAACGTTTTTGTTTCTCTGCTGTGATCAATTTGGGTCTTTTTCCATATATTGAGTGTAATCGTAAATGATGGTTATGGCAGAGGGTTACTGTGTACTCATACACTTTTTCCCAATTATCATCAATGAAGGACTTTCGAAGTGCTAGTATGTCTTGCTCATTCTCTATAGTATATTTTTCTGTTTTCAACCAAGTTTCTAGTAATTCGGTGAGTCCGTAATAATGATGAAAATCTAAGTCTATATTGCTTTCACAAATATAACAACTACTTTGTTTCTTATATTTGGATTTAGCTTTGTCTCTTACATATTTAACTAAATCTCTTTTTAATTTCATATTTCAACTCTTAATTAGAATTATACCAAAAAGTCACATCATATGTCAAGAACTGTTTTTTACAGGTCTTATTAAAACGTAGTGGCTGTAGTTTCAAATGTATACAGTGCATATCGTAAAGCATCCGCCATATGGGATGACATATTATGTTTTGGTTTTTCTTTTAATAAATTAGGATTCGGATCCCACTGGTATTGATCTAATGACATCTGCGCTTGTTTGCAAGTTTGGTCTACAATAAGATCATCATTGTCTACAATTCCTGCTACATGACCGATTCCATCTAGTACTGATTTCTTTGCATTGATAGTACTGATATCATAGTTTTGTGCGAAATCGTATCTCGTTTGTTGTGCTGCAGAGTCAATATAAATAAAATCAATATCCCATTTATCAATTAATTTTTTTATCTCTATAGCGTGTTGTTCTGTAGTACGTTCAGCATCCATATATTCGTCAACTAAGTAATACTTCTTTTTATCCCAGTCGTAGGCGATAACACAAAATGCTGTTGGATCCTTATACCCAACGTCTAGTCCTCCAAAGACATCCATTTGACTAGTATCAAATTCTTTTAAATCTGCTGTACATTCTTCGTGATTAAATGCCCAGACTTGTCCTTCAAAGACATTAAAGTCTGCCATATACTCTTGATTGAATTCTGCTTGGGACATTGTCTTTTTAGCTTCTTCAATGTCTGCATCTGATACTCTTGGGTTTTCGTGATAGGTTGCTTTTATACTACACCACTCTGGGAACTCGTCTGTCCACCCTCTATAATAAAACTCTGCAAAGTAGTTATTCCGTCCACGTGGAGTAGATATAAAAATTGCTTTTGAGTTTTCTTTATCTAGTGTAGGTCTGAGTGCTACATTGAAAGCATCTCGTCCATCTGTTAAGGCTGCTTCATCAAATATAATGAGATCATAACTTCTACCAACTACTGAGTCTACCTGATTGATAGAACCCATTCGTATAGTAGAACCGTTTGATAGTTCTATAACTTTGTCTTTTGCGTTGTCTCGTGTTACCTCTAAATCAAAATGCTTGATGAGATTTCTCTGTAAGTCAAATGATATTTGAGATAGTGCGTAGTTGGGTGACATAAGCAGTACATGAGCTCCAGGTACTAAACAAGTTAGCTGTCCTATAATATTACTTATGTAAGTTTTGCCTTGTCGTCGTGATACTGCTGCAGTTATAAAACGATATTTAGGATTGTTGATTGCATTGATAATTGCAGTCTGAGATGTATTAGGGATAACGTTTAATAAGTCAAGATACCCTTCAATAGGTAGCTTAATAAAACGAGTTTCGGGATTCATGTCCATTAAGTAGTCTTGCACTACGTCGGAACGGCTTACTTCAATCAATGTAAGGTCTCTTTTTCAAATAGGTTAAAGGGGTCGTCGGACTCGAATAGTCCATGTTCTTTTGCAAGTTCTAGAAGGTAGAGATAGCCTCCGCATAAATCAATAATATTAGTTTCAGTATTAGTGGGGGTTATCCCATTAACTTGTCGTTTCTGAAACTTCTTTAATACATCTGCTGCTTGCAAGGATAGTCCGTCAAGCCATATCTCTCTTTTGTCAATTACTTTTCGTATTGTCATTATTTCCTTCGTTTACTTCCAAATCTTCTTTTTTGAGAGCTAGGTGGTCTTTTCTTAGAGCCACCTTTGCCTGCCCAAAATACTTTGTTTGCCCAATAGGCTGCGGAAGATTTACCTTTTTTGATATTTCTTCCGTGTCGTGCTTTGAAACTGCGTCGTGCTTCAGGACTATAATTATGTCCCATGCCTTGCGCTCCAAAGCGTATTATTTTCACTTTGCCACCAACTCGTACAGCTACTACAGCTTTTTTGGTTCGGTGCTTGGGAGTTCTTTTCGGTTTATTTAGTCCGCTTAGTCCTGCCCTTTTTAATCTTCCTTTTTCGCTTGTCGTCAGTGCCATTGTGAAATA